TTCTGTTGAGTTTACGAATTGTTTTAGGTTCGATTTTAGCGATTTATCTTACTGGGCAATTAAGCAAATTTTTTGAAAAATGCAAGGAAAAATTAATCGAAAAGTTGGTGGAAGAACATGACGAGAAAAGAATATAGAAAAAACAAATTAAACAATTTCAATAAATGGTTTCTAATCAGATTTGCTCAAACATTTGCTTATTTTGCAACATTTGCAGTAATAGCATTTTTATTACTTTGTTTAATGATTGGTGCATCTAATCAACACTATCAGAAACTTCAATTAATACAGACAGGACAATACGTTGGGGAGAGATGATGCAACAAGATACAACAATCAGATTAATCAAATTGAGTTTAAAGAATTACGAAGAAACAAACGATGTAGAACATTTGAAAGATATTAAACGCATCATCGATGCATGTTTAAGAAAACAAAAAAAGCCAGCAACTGGCACTTGCTGACTCGTAAAATAATATCTTTCTTATATTATAACACAAAAAACGAAAGTAGAGGAATAGAACATGGAAAAAACAGCAAAATATATTGTATTTCGTCATAAAGAAACAGGAGCTTATTTAACAGAGTATAAAAATGAAGGTACATTAGCTTATGAAGCTAATTTCATTAAACAAATTAGACACGCAAAAACAATGGATTTTGAAGCGTTTGAAGCACAAAGAAAAAACATGAAGTTACTGGCAAAAGCGTTGGATTGTGAAATTTTAGTAGTAGAAGCAACGTATGACTTGAAACATTTAAACGGTGAAGACGTGAAAGAAGTAGAACCTACAGTAAATGGAAAAAGCATTGTTGATATTTTACGTGAAGTGGCACAAGAAATGGGATTAGACAAGGCAGGAGAGTAAACCATGAGTGTGAAAATCAATAAACTTGAAATCGAAAATGTTAAACGAGTTAAAGCAGTAGCTATCGAGCCAACCGCAAATGGATTGACAATACTCGGTGGAAACAACAACCAAGGCAAAACAAGTATTCTGGATTCCATTGCGTGGGCGTTAGGTGGTAACAAGTATAAGCCAAGCCAAGCCATTAGAGAGGGTTCCATGAATCCACCAAGCTTAAGAGTAGAGCTATCGAACGGCTTAATTGTGGAACGTAAAGGGAAAAACTCAGATTTAAAAGTTACGGATCCTAAAGGTATTAAAGCAGGTCAACAATTATTAGATTCATTTGTAGAAGAATTTGCGTTGAATTTGCCTAAATTTATGGAACAGACTGCAAAAGAAAAAGCCAATACGTTACTCAAAATTATTGGTGTAGGCGACAAGCTGTATCAACTGGATACGGAAGAAGCGAAATTATACAACGAACGTAGAGCAATTGGACAGATTGCAGACCAGAAGAAAAAATACGCTGATGAGATGATGCAATATCCAGATGTTCCAAATACATTAATCAGTATTTCAGATTTGATTCACGAGCAACAGGCTATTTTAGCTAAAAATGGAGAGAATGCACGTAAACGACAAAATATAGAGCAAATTAAACAAGAGTTAATACACTCAACTCAACGCATCGAGCATTTGAAAGAACAGCTAGACGAAGCAATGAAGCGACAAAATCAATTGCAAAATGATTTAGACTTTGCGAACAAAGATGCTGAAACATTACTAGATGAATCTACTGATGAAATCGAACAAAGCATCGCCAACATTGAAGAAATCAACCGAAAAGTACGAGCAAATCTGGATAAAGAAAAAGCTGAAGAAGATGCGAAAGAGCAGAAAGCTAAATACGATGAGCTGTCTGGAATGATTGAAGACATTCGAAAAGAACGTACAGATTTGTTGAATAACGCTGATTTACCATTACCTGGGCTTAGTGTGGCAGATGGCGAATTAATCTTTGAAGGACAGAAATGGGATAATATGAGTGGATCTCAACAGTTGAGAGTTGCTACAGCAATCGTCCGTAAGCTGAAACCAGAATGCGGATTTGTGTTGCTAGACAAGTTAGAACAAATGGATTTAAACACGTTAACAGAATTTGGGCATTGGTTGGAATCAGAAGGATTACAAGCTATCGCTACTCGAGTTTCAAATGGAGCAGAATGCCAAATTATTATCGAAGATGGCTATGTAGTTTCAGATTCTGTAACACCGTTCCAACAAACTGAGCCAATCAAGCATAATTGGGCAACTAATTTTTAGAGAGAGGAGAAACTTATGAATATTACAAGAGGAAAACAAGCAAAAGCTCAACGAGTAATCATCTATGGTACTGAGGGGATTGGAAAATCTACTTTAGCATCACAGTTTCCAAATCCGTTATTTATCGATACAGAAGGTTCTACAAGCAACATGGATGTAGCACGTATGGATAAGCCAACATCATGGATTATGCTAATGAATCAGATTGCGTTCGTTAAAGCTAATCCAACTGTATGCGACACACTAATAGTAGATACAATCGACTGGGCAGAAGCATTAGCAACAGAATTCGTTTGTTCGTTGCATGGCAAGGTAGGTGTAGAAGATTTTGGTTACGGTAACGGCTATACGTATGTACGTGAAGAATTTGGGCGTTTCTTAAACAAACTACAAGAAATTGTAGACTTAGGAATCCATGTGGTTTTAACTGCTCATGCTCAGATCCGTAAATTCGAACAACCAGATGAATTTGGGTCATACGATAGATATGAGTTGAAGCTTGGTAAAAAGACAACATCTCAAACTGCACCACTCGTAAAAGAATGGGGAGATATCATATTATTCTGCAATTACAAAACAATTGTAATGAAGAACGAATCGAAAAAGAATAAAGCTCAAGGTGGACAACGAGTGATGTATACGACTCATACGCCTGCTTGGGATGCTAAGAATAGATTTGGGTTACCAGAAGAACTCCCAATGGAGTATCAAGCCATTGCACACATCTTTAACAAGCAACACAAGCAAGTAGCACCACAGTCACAACCACAACCACAACCAGTACAACAAGCACAACCAGTATCAGAGCCTACAGCTACAACAGTAGCTCCAACGACTCCAGTTGTGGGGGAAGTGCCACAAGATCCATTCATTGAGTTATCTACATTAGAACTACCAGAAATACTGCCACAAGCTTTACGAGACTTAATGCGACAAAACTCAGTAACAACAGAAGAATTGCAACTTATGGCATCAAAACGTGGGCATTTTCCAATGGGAACACCTATCGAAAACTTCCCTAAAGAATACTGGGATGTCGTAGTAGCCAACTGGGAAACATCCATGCAAGAAATTAATCAACATAGAACATTATAGAAAGAGGTACAAAATATGACACAACAATACAACCAACCAGAACGTGAATTTGGATGGGACGATACTATCCAACAAGATACACCAGACTTTATTTTACTTCCAGAAGGATTATACAACTTTGTTGTAAAAGGATTTGAACGAGGTCGTCACATGCCTAATCCTCAAAATCCAGGGAAATTACCAGCGTGTAACAAAGCGACAGTGTCTATTGTAGTTACAACAGCTCAAGGCGAAGCAGTATTAAAACATAACTTATTCTTACATTCATCTACTGAAGGTATGTTATCAGCGTTCTTTGGAGCAATTGGACAAAAGAAAAAAGGCGAGCCGTTAAAAATGAATTGGCAAACAATTGTAGGTGCTCGTGGAGTATGTAAAGTAGGCATAAAAACTTATAACGGCAACCAATATAACGAAGTAAAAGCTATGTTATATCCAGAAGATGTGGATCAGACAAAAGTTTTAAACGGTCAACAAGTGCAACAATCATATCAAGCACAACCGCAATACAATCACCAACAAAGTGCATGGAATAACGGAACTGCATTCTAGGAGGTAAATGAATGGAGTTACGACCATATCAACAAGAAGCTCGTGAATCCGTTCAAAAGGAATGGGACGAAGGTCGGAAAAAAACATTATTAGTACTACCTACAGGATGTGGAAAGACGATTGTGTTTTCTAAAGTTATTGAAGACCGAGTGAAGCTAGGCGAGCGAGTGCTTGTCCTAGCTCATCGCTCAGAATTGCTAGACCAAGCGAGTGATAAATTATTCAAATCAACAGGATTAAGAACATCGCTAGAAAAAGCAGAATCCACAAGTCTAGGTAGTTGGAATCGTGTAGTAGTCGGATCTGTACAGACCTTGCAACAGCCAAAACGCCTAGCTAAATTCGATAAACATCATTTCGATTCAATTGTAGTAGACGAAGCCCATCACTGTATTTCAAACGGCTATCAACGAGTATTAGAACATTTCGATGATGCAAATGTC